GGGTTTCGAGAAACTGTGCTTCATTATTCGGAATTGCAATGGGTGTGAACTTCATGCCCTCTTCGAGGACTGCGACCTTGTGGGCGTTTCTTCCGCCATAGGCTCTCTGCCACGCATCACGCACACGTTCCGGATTTTTGATTACCCCGGGGTGTTCCAAAACACCTGACGGACTTGCACCATTTCCGAAGAATGATGCTCCATATTCCTCGCAGGCAATAGAAATGCCGATTGCATTTTTGGCAAGTGCAATCGGCGAATATCCAACCAGACCATCGAAACCTAAACCTGGAATATGCAAAACTTCATCGGCGTAAAGAATGATGTCCCCCTGTTCTTTCAGATTGGGATTTGCCTCATCGTAACGGCTGTAAATGTATATCAG